GTAAAGGTTGCCTCAATACTGACCAACCAAACCGAGAATCAGATTGATAGTTTACCCGTTAAGGAACTTGGACCATTGTTGGAATCAATTGCTTTTATCAATCAAGACCTTAAACCTGAGGCGGTAAAGATTCTCAAGATTAATGGAAGGCGTTACAAGTGCGTTTACGATGTTAGGAATATCCCTGCTTCAAGGTATATTGAATCTAAGCACTTCAGCAGTGATGTGATGGGTAACCTTCACAAGATAATGGCGTGTTTGGTTATTCCTCAGAAGAGGGGATGGTTTGGATGGGTGGATGACAAGTACGATGCAGGTAAGCATAGCGACTATGCTCAAGATATGCTTGAAGCACCGATTGAATCCGTTTTAGGTTCAGTGGTTTTTTTTTATCAAGTATACAGAATTTGGATAAAGAATTCAAAGGATTATATGGTGAACCAAATGATGGAGCAGGGAGTGGAGAGGAAGAAAGCGGAAGAAGTTCATCAGGTTTTATGCACCATTATGGATGGATATACCAAACCAAACTGGTTGCCGACTTTGAGGGAATCACCCTTGACCAAGCATTTAACTTACCTGTCATAAACTTTCTCAATGACTTGACATACTTGAAAGCGAAGATGGAACACGATAACGAACTAATACGAAAGAGTTATGCCAAAGGTTGATTTTGATGTCATAGTTGATGATGCAGCAATAGCAGACCAAGCAGGTAAAAAGTCAGACTATGCCTCATTAGGTGAACTGCCATTTGTTGAGAAGACAATGATTGCCTATGCTGCAAAGTTTATAATCCAAGTACAGAAGAACTTACAAACTACTAATAGGGTAGACACTGGTAGACTTGAAAAGGATATTCAAGAAGGTTCACTGATTAAGGAAAATGGGTCTTATTCAATAGATATCGGTTATCCTGCGAGTTCTGAAGGTGCTAAGTATTACGATTTTGTAAATAAAGGTGTTAAAGGATTTAAGTCAGGCACACCAAATAGTCCTTATCAGTTTCGGTCTGCATATCCTTCTATGAACGGACCAATGGTTAATGCAATTCAGAAATGGGTAAAGAGGAACGCATTATCAGCAAGAAAGGAAACTCAGAAATATAGCCTATCAGGTCTGCAAAGGAAACGGAAGTCGGTTTCCGAACTAAACACTGGCAGGACCACTGCATACCTCATAGCAAGGAAGATAAAGCAAAGGGGTCTGCCTAAGACAGGATTCTTTGATGATGCCATTGACCAAGTCTTTAATGAGCAATTTTATAACAAAATGGCAAAAGCATTGGGTGGAGATGTTAGGTTGTACATAAAACAGGCTGCTTCGCTAATTAATGAAGAGAACAAGTAATTATGGCAATAACAGTAAATAGCATCCCTGAACAATACGCATCCCTACACGACGAACTTTGGTTCGTGGTGGATTCAACCAATAAAGCATCAACTAATTTTAAGTATGTATTTGATGTCTATGTAGATGCAACCTTAGTGGCAAGGATTAAGCAGTTCCCTGATGTTACAAGCACGAAGGGGATATTCAATGCAGGAAATATAATGAGGAACTATGCAACCTCTTATTTCATTCCAAATCCTGCTACTACCCTATTTAGTGCCTCAAATGATAATATTTATAAGGAATATACCATAAAGTATGGGGAAGAGTATGGAGGGGTAACCTATACTAACTTGGTTGAGCAGACTTATGTAGCATTCAACTTCTACTATCCTGACTTTTACAATCCTGCTCAATCACCAACTTACTTCAAGTCATACATCAACAAATGGTTGACCAATAGAGACACAAGCAATATTGAATGTGCTTTTACTGATAAGTTGCACATCGGTTATATGTCTGCAAGTGGAGTTACCACAAACATTTACCCATCTGTTCAGTTGTACAATGAAGATGGTTCTACAAGTGGAAGTGCAGTAACAACATCAACAGACCCACAGGAAACATTCAGTCTACTTGATATCTCACCTGCTGGCATTAATTCTTGGTATGGTTCAACTGTCGTTCCATCAACTGCCTATGCTTACGGAATCAAGTTGCACAATGGTGTAGGATTCGGAGACGAGGTAAAGGTTAAACTGGTATGCAATCCTAACTACACACCAATCGCATTGCACTTCCTAAATCAGTTAGGAGGATATGATACAATGCACTTCAGATTGGTGAACAAGGAATCAAGGAACGTAGAATCTAAGCAGTACGAAGGCAGTAAGTTTAGGTACAATTCATCTGCAACTGCAATGCGTACTTATGATGACTATAACCGAATCAACCCAGGTGCAACTAAGTTCGTGGTTGAGCATTCAACAATGTACAAACTGCGAAGTAATTATTTAAATGTGACAGATTACAACTGGTTAAGGGAATTAATCCAATCGCCTGAAGTCTACTTTGAGCAGGGGGGATATTATTACCCTGTGGTCACTATGACAAGCAATTGGGAAGAGAAGAAGCGAATAGCAGACAAGATGTTTAATCTTGAGTTAGATGTGCAGATTGCGAACAAAAAATATAGTCAATTCCGATGAGGACTGAGATATACATTGACAATAATAGGCTTGACTTAACAAAGGAAATCTCAGCAGAGTTTACCTATGCAATTGATGAGATTCAAGACTTTGCGACAAGGAATACCTCATTTAGCAAAACCATAATCCTTCCAGGTAATGATACAAATAATAAACTATTCGGTAATATATTTGAATTCGGGAATGCCAATCTACACAATCCAGCAGAACCCAACGTGGGTTACAACTTCAACGCTACCAAGTCAGTACCTTGTATCATCTTGGTAGATAAGATTCAGATTTTTAAAGGTGTACTCAGACTTCTTGAAATCATCATAGATGGAAAACATATTGAGTATGAGGTGGCAGTCTTTGGTGAGTTAGGTGGGTTCATCACTGCACTTGGCAATAAGAAATTAGAAAACATAGACTTTGGAATTGCTGACCAAACTTGGAACGTGACAAACATTTCAAGCAGTTGGGATAACATAAGCGGGACAGGTGTTTACTATCCTCTCATTGATAATGGGCAGGTATCAACTAATAAGGTTGACTTTTCTTATGATGCCTTCAGACCTGCTTTGTATGTAAAGCAATACTTAACTAAGATTCTTGACGGGTCAGGTTACACATATGACTTCCCTTTACTCAGTACTGCATTGATGAATAGGTTGGTAGTGCCTAACAATCAGAAGACATTAACCAAAAGCAGCACAACAGTCTTCAAGGCGAATGTTACGGATGTAACCTATACCTCAGCATCAGCAGTTCAGTTCACAGGTGTAACGCTTGGAAGTTTTACCTTAAACTCTCCTACTAACGATACAATCACATACGGAGGAGGTAGTGCAATAACAACAAACGTATCTTTCACAATATCAGGACAGATTAACAGCATAGACCCCAATAATACCTTTGTAAACTTTGAGTTTATGAAAGGTGCGACACTTATTGCAGTCCAAGTGATTAATGCTTCATTTACTCCGTATTATTTCACTGTTGACTTATCAGTACCGAATCTGACAATAAACCCTTCAGATACTCTTGCAGTCAATGTAGTGACTTCAGGACTACCTCCTAACTACAGGCTTTATGGAGATACTTTACTTATTGAATCTACTACTCCTACTGATGTAGCGTTAAACTATGGGGATAGTATTGTAATTAATGACACAATACCAAAGGGAATCTTTCAAAAGGATTTCTTTGCCTCTATTGTCAAGATGTTTAATCTGTATGTCTATGAAGATAAACTGGTTGAGAAGAAACTGATTATAAAGCCTTTCATAGACTTTTATGATGGTAGTCAAATTGATTGGACCGATAAAGTTGATAGAGGAAGCGTTCTAAGGATAAAACCTATGAGCGAATTTACTGCTCGGTATTATGAGTATAAATACAAGCAGGACAATGACTTTTATGCTGAGAACTACCGAAAGAAATACAATGAAGGGTATGGTGACATCATTTGGGATTCAGAGAATGAGTTTGTAAAGGAAGTTGATTCTACTGAGTTGATTTTTGCAGGTACTGTCTTAACGCAGTATACTGGTACTGATAAGGTATATTCAACGATTTACAAGAAGTCAAACAATAACGCAGTAGAAGATAAGATGGATTCTGTTGTTAGAATCTTACAAGCAAAAAAGATTACAGGAGTAACAACATACGCAATAAAGAACGGAATAGCAGGAAGCACTTTAGCAAGTTACACTGCTTATGGTTATGCTGGTCACGTTGATGACCCATTTAATCCTCAAGCAGATATCAACTGGGGAGCAACTAAGGAACTATTCTATACAGCATCTGCGGTAACGGCAGCGAACCTCTTTGCGGGTTATTGGTCCGAGTACATTGCGGAAATAACTGATAAGGACAGTAAGTTGCTAACCTGCTCGGTTAAGTTGAATGAAATTGATATCTATAACCTCGATTTTAGTAAACTGATTTATATTGATGGGTCACTTTGGAGATTAAATAAAGTCTTGGATTATAAACCAATGGACTTTAACGTGACAAAGGTGGAACTACTTAAAGTAATTGAATTAAACTATATTTAAATGGCAGAAGAGATAGTTGGTGTCAAGGTCAAAGTTGATGCAAGTGATGTAGGCAAGTCGGTTGGTTCATTAAAGCAACAACTGAGAGAAGCACAGAATGAGGTAAACACTTTGTCTGAAAAGTTCGGTGCGACATCAAAAGAGGCAATTCAAGCAGCAAAGAAAGCAGCAGAATTAAAAGATGCCATTGGTGATGCAAAAGCATTAACTGATGCCTTCAATCCTGATGCAAAGTTCAAAGCATTAACTGCATCTTTATCGGGTGTTGCAGGTGGATTCGCTGCCTTGCAAGGTGCAGTAGGATTGTTCGGTAATAAAGCGGAAGCAGTAGAGAAAACCTTGTTAAAGGTTCAATCTGCAATGGCACTTTCACAAGGTTTACAGGCAGTTGGAGAGAGCATAGATTCATTCAAGCAATTGGGTGCGGTTGTTAAGTCAGGTGTTTCTAATGCCTTTGGAACGCTTCGTAGCGCTATCATATCAACTGGTATAGGTGCATTGGTTGTTGGTGTAGGTTTATTGATTGCAAACTTTGAAACCGTTAAGAAGGTAGTTCTAAACTTTATCCCAGGTCTTGGAAAACTTGCAGACTTTGTAGGCAACCTTGTTACAAAGTTTACTGATTTTGTAGGCATAACATCAGAAGCAGACAGGGTACTTGAAAAGTTAAGCAAGACAAATGCGAAGGCAAATGAGAACATTGAGGCAAGGGTAAAGCTACTAACGGCACAAGGTGGTAAGGAAAAGGAAATTTATGCACTGCAAAAGGAAGCGAATGCCAACGAGTTAAACGCATTAAGGGAAAGACTTAAACTGACTGGAAAACTTACCGAGGAAGAGCAAAAAAGATTTAGAGAGTTAAAGGTAGAAAGTAAAGTTCTTGACCTTGAAGAAGAAAAAAGAATCAATGCAATAAATAATAGACCAAAGGTTGTAAAGAAAGCAAAGGAAGAGGAATATGTTTATATTAAAAAGTCACTTGATGACCTTGTCGCAGTTGAAAGAACCAATCTTGAAGAAAGGACTGCCATACAAAATTCAGTTATTCAACTTGGACAAATTACTGCACAAAAGACAGTTGAGCAATCTCAATTTCAATTAGAAGCAAACAAGTTCATAGCAGACCAAGATTTAAGGGTTAGAATTGATTTAGAAAATGCAAAGTTTGCTGCTGCATCTGCTGGTCTGAATTTGTTAATGACACTTGCAGGAGAAAATGAAAAAGTGGCAAATGCCTTGTTTGTAGTTGATAAAGCATTGGCAATTGCAAGAATTGTAGTAGATACACAAAAAGAAATTGCGGGATATGCTGCTAATCCTTTGTGGACTGCCTTACCTGATGGCGGTGCAATATTAAAGACAAAGTTCTCTTTAGCAGCAAAATTAAGAGCGGGAGCAAGTATTGCCAGTATTCTTGGTACAACTATTAGCAAGTTTAAAAAAGGTGGAAGTCCTCAAATTCAAACAGGTTCACTTGGAGCAGGTGGTGGTTCTGCACCTATTGCACCAGTTCCTCCTCAAGCACAATTGACACAATTAAATCAAGCATCTATCAATCAAATGGGTTCAGCAGCAGGTAGGGCATACGTTGTTGAATCTGATATCACTAACCAACAAGAAAAGATAGTAAGAATAAACAGGGCAGCAAGACTTGCCTAATTAAAACAATAAAAAACATAACAATGGAAAAGAATATACCGATTTTTAACCTTGAAATCACAAATGACCTTGAAGATGATGTTGAGGTTGATGTTGTCAGTTTGGTTGATAGACCTGCCATAGAAAGACAGTTCCTTGCATTCCAAGAAACTGAGTTTGCTGAATCCTATACCGACTATCCTGAAAGTGCAAAGAACAACGCACAAAGGGCATTGGATTGGGCAGAGAAAAACGGATGGGGTGATTGTGGAGAGGCAACTGGGAAGATTCGTGCTAACCAAATCGCAAAGGGTGAACCGATAACAAGGGAAACAATCGCAAGAATTAGCGGATTCAAGAGGCATCAGCAGAATAAAGATGTCCCATATTCAGAAGGATGTGGCGGTCTTATGTGGGATGCTTGGGGTGGCACTTCTATGATTGAGTGGGCAAGTAACAAATTGAAACAGATAGATAAGCAAAAGTTTGTCATCCAAGATGAGGACCAACAAATCATAAGCGGTCCATTAATGTTGGCAGATACTCCCATTTACAGGAACGACCACAATGGGGAGTATTATGTGGTATTCACAAAGGAAACGATAAAAAAGATTGCACAACGCTACTTCAAGAAAGGATACCAAGCAAACGTAAATCTTATGCACGATTCAGGACAATCCGTTGAAGGGGTGACAATGTTTGAATCTTTCATAAGTGATAAAGTAAGAGGCATTCATCCTATGAAAGGTTTTGAAGATGTTCCAGATGGTTCCTGGTTCGGTTCTTTCAAGGTAGACAATCCAGAAGTCTGGGCAGAGATTAAGGCAGGTAATGTAAAAGGATTCAGTGTTGAAGGACAGTTCAATTACAGAAAGACTGGTGACAAAAAGATAGAACAACTTTGGGAAAATGTTCTTGAAGTGCTATCTAAGGTTAAGTAGACTTTTTTTCATAGCGTTTGGTTAGGCAGGGTATTTCTATACCTTGCCTTTTTTGTATATGGTACATTGATAAATGCCTTCTATTTATTACCAAAAGTTATTATGACAACTTTGGAAGCAATTAACAAAATCAAACAAATGTTCGCAGAAGCGGGTGAACTGCCTGTGGCATCTTCTGTGCCTACCCAGTCTTTTGCAGAATACGTTCTGAAAAGCGGTGCTAAGGTAATGATTGATAAGTACGAAATCGGTGGTAAAGTTTCACTAGTAGACGAATCAGGCAATGAAGTTCCTGCTCCTGCTGGTGAACACGAACTTGCTGATGGTTCTGTTATGGTTCTTGATGAAGCATCTACTATCATTGAAATCAAAATACCTGAAGTAGAAATGCCTGAAGAGGTAGAGATTGAGGTTGCTCCAATTGAGGAAGACCTTATGAAGAAAAAGATTGAAGAAATGCAGAAGCAACTTGATGAGATTAAGATGGCATACGATGCCAAACTTGCCTCTCAAGAAGCAAAGTTCAGCAAGGGTATGAGTGATATTTCTGATGTTTTGGTTCAACTTTTGAACACACCATCTGCAAATGCAACTGAAGCACCAAAGGAAAAGTTTAATCAGCATATTGAAAAGAAAGAGGACAAAATCAGTCGCTTTCTTGAATTTGCTAAATCAATTAAGTAAAAATTTCTCAAACAATAAAAATTAAATAAAATGAGTTTTTCAGTAGGAACATTGGCAGCCTATACTAAAGAGAACGAGCAACTGCTTGTATCTTCTTCTGTACTTGGTAGCAAAACCGCATCCTTGATTAAGGACCAAGGAAACGTTATGGTAGGTGTTAAATCTGCCGAGACTATCAACATCATGGACACAGATGCAATCTTCCAAGATGGTTCATCTTGCGGATTCAACGCATCAGGTCTGACTTCTTTCACCCAAAGGACTGTAACCGTTGGCAAAATCAAGGTTAACGAAGCACTTTGCTTGAAAGACCTTGAAAGCAAGTACTTGCAGAAAGCACTTCCTGCTGGTTCTTCTTATGATTCAATGGTTTACTCTGAAGAGTATTCAAAACGCAAGTCTGAGAAGATTGCTCAACAATTGGAGAACACCATTTGGAGAGGAGATACAGGAAGTGTTGATGTAAACTTGAACAAGTTTTCAGGTATCACCACTTTGATTACCGCAGCAGGTGCATCAGTTGTAAATGCAAACAGTGTTGCCTATCACGGTTCTGTTGAGACTTCTATCACTGATTCAAACGTTGTTTCTATCTTTGATGATATCTACAAAGCAATCCCTGCCCAGGTAGTTGACAAGGATGACATCGCAATCTTCTGTGGAATGGATGTTTTCCGTACTTACACTGTTAAGTTGAAAACCTCTAATCTGTATCACTATCAGTTTGATGGTAAGGCAAACAGTGAGTTTTACCTTCCCGGTACAAACGTAAAGGTAATCGCAGTTCAAGGTCTTAACGGAAGCGGTAAGATTGTTGCAATGCGTATCTCTAACCTGTTCTTGGGAACTGACCTTCTCAACGAAGAGGAAAGGTTTGAAATCTTCTACGCAAAAGAAGCGGACCAAGTTCGTTTTGTAGCAGAATTCAAGATGGGCGTAAACTTCGCCTTCCCTGATGAGATTGTTAAGTTCTTCGTTTAAATAACAATGAGGTGAGGGGTGGTTTCCATCCCTTGCCTTCATTATAAAATTATAGTAAAATGGCGTGTGCATTAACTCAAGGATATATATTGGATTGTAAAGAATCCATTGGTGGCATCAAAGCGGTTTGGTTTATTCCGTTTGGTGATGTTACTGCAATTACAGAGGCATCAGGCGTTGTTACTACTATCACAAAATCAGCAGGAAAGGTGTTTTATAAGTATCAACTTGTAAAGCAAACCTCTTCACTTACTGAAAACATAACCGCTTCTGTAGAGAATGGTACTGTTTTCTATGCACAAGAATTGTCAATCATCCTCAACAAACTTCAAGCGACTACAAGAAACGAGATTCTCCTTCTTGCTAAGAACAATCTTCTTGCAGTTGTACAGGATGGAAATGATAAGTATTGGTTGCTTGGTAAGGTAAATGGTGCTGATTTGACTGGTGGTAATGGTGCGACTGGTACTGCTTTTGGAGATAGGAATGGTTATACATTGACATTCACTGCCAATGAACCTGCACTTGCTCCTGAAGTTTCAAGTGGTATTATAGCAGGATTAACTGCGTAAATAGGAAGGTTTAGAATTGAGTAGGGCATCCCATTGTGGATGCCTTTCTTTTTGGGTAAAAGTCAAAGGATTGTCTATTTAGTTACAATGATACAACTGACACAAGGGGCAACTGAATATATTTACCTAACATTAACGGAGAAGCAGACATTGACTTCACCTAATTACCTTTTCCGTTTTGTCAATAGGACTACACGGGATGAGGTAACTTTTGTTTTGCTGAATGCTCTTGATGTATCACTTTACAAGGATAGATACAACAAGTTCAGCATTAAAGTTCCAAAATACTTCGGTTTGGGTAATATTGGGGAGTGGTTGTACTTTGTCTATGAGCAATCAAGTGCGTACAATACAGACTATACTCAAGCGACTGGATTGCTTGAGGAAGGGATTATGAAACTGTCACCATCAACCACTTTTGAGTACACACAACACGAGGTTGACAATACATATATAACAAGATGATGAATGATTTAGTCATATTAAATTTTCAGGAAGCAAGGCAACCTGAATACAGGGAAAAGAGGGGTAAGGGGTATATTGAGTTCGGTGAAAAGAATGATTACCCTAACTATCTTTTAGCACTTTACAACAAGAGTGCAAAGCATAATGCTATTGTTAAAGGCAAGGTCAATTACATTATTGGAAACGGATGGAAAGCAGATGAACCTGACCCGATTGCAGACCAATTCATAGCACAACCTAATCAGTTTGAATCTCTTGCTGATTTAACAAGGAAAGTCTCAATAGATATTGAAATCTTTGGCGGTGCTTATCTTGAGGTTATTTGGTCCGTAACAGGTGGTCAGTTGACTGATGTCTTGCATATTGATTACACCAAGATAAGGTCTAATGCTGACAATAGTCAGTTTTGGTACAAGAAAGATTGGAATGAGAGGAAGGATGAGTTGATTCCTATGATGGCATTCAACACAAAGGTGAGACAAGGTAAACAGATACTTTATATCAAAGAGTATAGACCAGGTTTGGACACTTATGCTCTTCCAGGTTATATGGGTGCATTGAACTATATTGAATCAGATATAGAAGTCAGCAGACACGTTTTGGGGAATGCTCAAACGGGATTCAGTGCATCCAAACTTATTACCCTTCCGAATGGCGAACCTTCACCAGATGAGAAGAGGAACATTGAAAGGAGATTTACTGATAGGTTTAGCGGTAGTGATGGTAAGAAATTTATCTTGTCTTTTACTACTGACCCTGCGAGAAAACCAATCATAGAAGACTTAGGTGCAAGTGATATCACAAAAGAGGATTTCACAAGGGTAGACTTGATTATACAAAACAACCTATTCGCAGGTCATCAGATTACATCTCCCAGTCTTTTCGGAATTGCAGAACCTGGGCAGTTGGGCAGTCGCACTCAAATGAGGGATTCTTATGAAATCTTTAAGAATACCTATGTAAATGACAAGCAACAGTTTCTTGAATCAATATTCAATGAGTTAGCGGTCCTCAAAGGTGCTACTTCTGAAATCAGCATCATACCAGTTGAACCTATCGGATATGAATTCAGTGAAGCAATTCTTACTCAGAATATGACTAAGGATGAACTTCGTGAGGCATTGAACCTTCCTGCTATTGAGCAGACTGCTTCATCTTCTGCACAGGCAGTAACTGATGCCATTAATGGACTTAGTCCATTGGTTGCAAACAAAGTCCTTGAATCAATGAGTGCGAATGAGATAAGGGCATTGGTTGGTCTTGGTGGTGTAGTAGGAGGAGAAACTCCAGTAGGTTCAACAGTTGATAGCACTATATCAGATGGAATGAATAGTGAGAATCCTGTTAACGATAATCTCAAGAACCTAAGCGGTAGACAATACCAACACTTGATGAGAGTTATTAGGCAATTCTCACAGGGTAAAATATCCAAAGAGATTGCTACAACTATGCTCAAGTCGGGTCTTGGAATGACAGACAATGAGGTTAATGCTATGCTCGGCATAGATGATGACCCAATGACTGAGGACTTCAGTTTTTCAGCATTGGATGAGGACACTGTAATAGGCTTATTTAGAGAGGTTGGTGAACCGAAAGAGGATTATAACATCATCCATTCAAAAGCGGTTTTTAGCAGTCGTGATGCGTTTGCAGAGGATGTTTTGATAGACAAGACACTTGATAAGCAAATTCTTGCCTTGATTGACAAGGATAAGAAAATAAGCATTGATGACATTGCAAAGGCAGTAGGTAAAAGCAGGGAGGTGGTGCAAGGTCGCCTGTCTTATTTGGTTGAATCGGGTGCGTTAAATTACAACCCAAAGATTGAGGAAAGGAAGTTGACTAAACCACTCAGCAAGTTGGTTGATGATATGGAGATTACAACCTTTGAGGTCAAGTATTCCTATGAGTGGAAACCGATTGTCCCAAGTTCTGAGAGAGATACTGCTGCACATCCTTCAAGGACTTTTTGCAGGAAGTTGATTTCTGAAGATAGACTTTGGAGCAGAGCAGGAATTGAGATGCTGAGTGCAAGACTTGGTTATTCGGTATTTGACAGAGGCGGTGGATGGTGGGGAGATTCTCCATCTTGTAGGCATCAGTGGGTTCGGAATGTTGTAGTTAAAAAGAAAAAATAATGAGCAGAAATATTTTATTTATTTCAGTTGATACGATAAAGGATAGAACTGGATTGCACGTTAATGTTGACCCTAAGCTGGTCTTCCCTGATATCCTTTATGCACAAGATGCTTATATCCTTCCTGCATTGGGTACGGCATTATATGAAAGGTTGCAGGATGGCATTGAGTTAGGAGATTTGAATTGTGATGAAGAAACTTTGCTGAACACCTACATTACACCTTGTCTTGTTTACTACGTTATGAGTGAATTGCCAATGGCATTGTCATATCAATTCTACAATAAAGGGGTAGTAAGAAAAACAGGTGATAATCAGACAGAACCGAGTGCATCAGACTTGGCAGATGTAGCAAATAGATATTCTGCCCGTGCTGAATTCTACAAGCAAAGGTTAATCAAATACCTCAAGCAAGAATCACAAGCGAGTGCTAAATATCCTGAATACATAAACCCAGGCACAGGAGTAGATACCATTGTACCCGACAATGATGCCTATACTACTACCATATGGTTGGGAGATTATGACTGCGATGGATATAAAACTTTTGAAGAAAAATATCAAGGTAACGTAAACCGCTGCTGTGGCAAATAAAACATACACAAAAAAGAACCAAGAGAAACTCCGTGTCTATCTTGAAAAAATAAAAAAGGATGACCACCCTAAACCAATTAATAAAGACAATAGAGGACTTGGGAAATGCACATCAGCAAATCAAAACAACATTCTACGGGAACGCTTTTGATTTTTTGAGCAAGGGTACTGATAATGTCTACCCTGCTTTATTCTTTGACCTAACGGGGGCATCCATTAATGGCAAGAGTTCAACAATCAACTTCACATTGTTTTTTTGTGATAGGGTACTTCCTGAGCAATCAAATGAGCAAGAGGTCTTATCTGACCAATTACTCACTGCTCAAGATATAATTGCTCAGTTGCACTATAATGACTTTGATTTTATTCTTCAAGATTCGGTAACGCTTGACTTCTTTACAGAGGACACACCTGAATACTTAGCAGGAGTGAGTGCGACTATTGCTCTTGATTTACCATACTTGCAGAATAGGTGTGAAGTTCCAACAGACTACACTTATCCATCTTAATACTATTTAAAGAAAACGGAAATGGCAACAGATTTTAGACCTGGGAAATTAGATATTCAAATATGGAGGAATGACACTTGGCAGCAGGTGTTTACTCTTTTAGCAGATACTACACCAATCAACTTGTCAGGTGCTACAGTTTACATTCAAGCCCGTAAAGGATGTGGCGGGGTTCTTGCTTTAAGTTTGACTAACGGGAGTGGTGTAACTATAGGAGGTGTAAGCAATAATCAAATTACAATCAGCAAACTTTGCGACATAGCGAAAGGGAATTATGTGTGGGACTTGCAGGTGACATTTACCGACCTTACTGTCAAGACATACCTTGAAGGTGATTTTATTGTTTATGATGATGTAACTAAACCATAAGAGATGAGCATTGATGTAAATGTACAGAATGATTTAGTCATTGTAACTGAAAGCAGTGAAGACATAACGGTTAACGTAAGCAATGCAGCAGGTCCTGCAGGTGTTGGTGTTCCTACTGGTGGAACTACTGGTCAGGTATTGAAAAAACTTAGCAATACAAACTATGATACTTATTGGGCATTAGATGGTGGCGGTGTTCCATATAGTGGTGCTACTGGTGATGTTAATTTGGGTGAGTATGAACTTAAAGCAGGTCAACTTACTCTTGATGTATCGCCTACAGGTACGGCAGCAGTTGGTACTACAAGATGGAACAATACAATAGGAAGCAGTGAGACCACCTTAAAGGGTGGTAGTGTTATTCTGAAGAATGGTGTTGACTTGGTTGCAAGGGTGGTAAATAAGGTATCTCCTAACACCACACTAACAAAGGCAGCATATCAAGCGGTAAAGGTAAGCGGTGCGCAGGGTCAGAGACTGGCAGTTGCACTTGCTCAGGCAAACAATGATGGGAACAGTGCTGATACTATCGGTCTTGTTACTGAGACAATAGCAACGAATCAGGAAGGATTCATTATGACTGTTGGGCAACTTGAGGGGGTCAACACCACAGGTAGTCTTCAAGGAGAGACTTGGGTAGATGGTGATGTACTTTATTTGAGTGGTACAACGGCAGGAGCATTGACAAATGTCAAGCCTGTTGCTCCTATTCACATCATTGT